TATTAGGGGAAATAGTCTGGCTCTTGCTATCGGTCTTATACGCTAATGGGGCCGATAGGTCCATTAGGATTCTTTTTATATTAAGCCAGCGCCTCGGCGCTCTGATGCTAGGCTTGCTGAAGTAGTTCCAGACTTACCTTTGTAACGGGCTTCTTCTTGTAGAGTAAGTTGCTCAAGCGCACTTAATGAACTTGCTTTTTTGCCAATTACGGCTTCTGCTAGTCCAGCAACACCCATTGACTTCTGCCCAGAAATCTCAGCAAGTTTCTGCTCTGTTTGACGGGCTTGTGCAACCTGACCAAAACCAGCAATAGTTGACTGGTATGTGCTTCCACCTGCTGCGTAGTTTGATGCTTGCTCTGCTGTAATACCACCAGTAAGAGTGTTGGCACCAACGCCTTGAGTCTCTGCTGCTGCAAGTACCTCGTATCCCTGAACTTCTCTCTCAAGTTCAGCAACACCTTTTGCACCAGTAAGTAAAGCCTTGGCAAGTTTGCTTCGGTCTACGGTTGGATAATAACGACTGATAGTATCTTTTTGCTCTTTAGGAGCCTGGTCAATTCTATCAAAAACTTTTGTAATATTTTCTGCAATAGTTGATACTGCAATTCCCTTGCCCAGCAGTTCGCTAGTGTAGGCATCTGTAGCCAAATCACCAAGATTGCTTCTACGGAATATGTCTCCTAAATCAGACTGAGACTTTACAAACTCTGCAATGGTAGGAACTTCAACAGCAGCACCTGAAGTTTTAAGGTCTTGCAACTTATAGATTGCTGAAAATCTATCTGTGAATGGTTTCATAGCAGGGTCATTACGTCCAGCCATAAATGCTAAGTTTATTGATTCATCTACTGTAGAGCCAGTCTTATAAAAACCAGAAGCAGTCTTGTAGAGTGAATCTACCCAAGGCTTAGCAGATTCTGCGTCTCCAAAGTACAAAGCAATTGTCTTGCGAAAGGTATCAACCGCAAGTCCAGGAGTTTGATTTGCCAACGCAGCCGCATCGTTAGTATCCACACCATTTACATACTTCTTGCCACCCTCATTACCAGTAAATGGAACCCCACTAAAGTAAAGAATGCCACCAAGCATTTGAAATTTATTAGAGCCTTTAATGGCACCAAGTGCTGGGTTTGCAGCAAGGGCTGCATTTGCTTTTTCTTGAGCCTCTTTTGTTTCACGCTCAATACGAATAGTTTCAAGACGAATCGCTTCGGCTTCTTTAACTGCTTCTTCTTTGGTAAGTTTTTGTTCTGCCTCAAAGTCTGCTTTAATCTTGGCTGCATCAGCCTGTTGTTTTTCAAGAGCCGCTAACTGAGCCTTTTGTTTTTTAAGAAGAGCCTGTGCTGCAGCAAGAAGTTTTTTGTTTTCTGCTTTTGTTGCCATTATTGTCCAAATCCAGCAGCACGAGCAAAGGCAATTCCAGCGTCCCTGGCCTCTTCGATTGCTGCTTTAGTTTTTTCGCGGTTAGGATGATTAAGTGCGTAATAGTAAACATCTGTAATAGATGGAGCGGGAGCCTTGCCAGTAACATCTGGATTCAAGAATCGAGTTACGTTAGGGTCTGACAGTTCAAATGAACCAGCGTCCATTTCCCAAACCTTAGCAAGAGTTCCAATAATAGGCTCAGCAATATCTGACATAGTAAGATTAGGTGTTCCTTTGAGTCGGTCAGCATAGGCTGGGTAAAGATTCTGCGCCTTTGTTGAGAATTCAAGTTTTAAGTCGTCAATTGTTTTAGCGCCAGAGGCAACTTCTACTCCAAGGGCGTTGATTTCTTTAGCACTTAAGTTGTTAATACCGTATGCTTTAAGAAGTGTAGAGACATTAGAAATCTGCTTAATTGCTGCAGATGGAATGCTCTTAGTATCTCCAAGGTTTACCTTGGCCCAAAGGAATGATTCGGTAAAAGACTTAGGGTCAAAAGTTGATGGTGTTGTGACCGTCTCGTAACCACCAGTGGTAGCCTTGCGAGTTATTGTCTTGCCAGTTGCGGCTTCTGCATTTATTTTAGAAAGAAAGTCTGCTCTGTCGGCTTCTGTAAGAAGTTCTATATCAAAGCCAATTGCTTTAGCAATCTTGTTAAGCGTAGCATTTGCATTGACAATATCGTATTTGATAATGTTTGTTGTAACGCCTTGGTTCATTGGTGAGTTTTCGGTCATTACCTGAAGAACGTCCCAAGGTGATTGCTTCTTGCCTTCCTTGAAGGCTGCCACTGCACCATCTACAATGTCATTCCATAGGTTCTGCCGAGCAGAATCCGTAGGTTGACGATTAGATACTCCAAGAAGATATTCAGAAAGAGAAATCTGAGCGCTCAAAGGAAGTTTAGCAAAAGACTTTTTAATGACAGAAGCATCAGCCTTGATAAGGTTTCCCTTAGAATCTGGCATCCAAATATAAACTTTTTCTTTTGTATCAGCCTTTGGTGGAACAATAATGGTACCAGGCGCTGGTACTGGCGGATTTTCTGCCATTATTTATTCTCCCTCATATTGTCATTTTCAAAGTATCTTGTAATCATTCTTTGAAGTACTGGGTCCCACATATCATAACTAGAAGCAAGATACGCAGACCAAGCATCTTTAACTTTGCCCTTTGTTCCAGTAGGCGCATCTTTGTATGCTGCCGCATATTCATTGCGGTACTTAACAAAAGCCTTAGCGTGTTGCCAGAACTGAGTCTTGCCGTACTTGCTCATAAACTCTTTATCTTTAACAATTGTTGCAAGTCCTTGAGATTGAATCCAGGCTTGGTTGCCCTTGGTTGCATTCTTTTGGTACTCTTGCCACCAAGCAAAACTTCCTTTTCCAAGGGTATTTTCTGCATAGTCCTTTAAACGGTCCTTGAGTTCAGGAACGCTTAGGTAACTTGGGTAACCAGCAGCCTTTGCTGCATCATTGTAACGCTTCTTTTCTGCAGTATAAGCAGCCCAGAATCTAGATTTCTCAATCTCTTCTTCAACCAACTTAGGTGTCTTAAGTGCTTGATTAACCATTGTTCCATCAGGAAAACGTGCAGTTGTTGAGTTAAGAAACTTGTTAACTTGAGGACTATATTCCTTAGGTAAATCAGCAACCATAAGACCAATTACAGATGGGTCAACTTGACGCAACTTGGTTGCTAGGCCTGGAAAATTTTCCCAAATTCTATCGTAAGCCTTTTGGCTTGGAGTAATATAAGCATTAGAATCTTGAGAATCTACAAAAAGTCTTTCCATAGGAAACTCGGAACCAGTCTCTGCTTGCATATATTTTTGGAAATCTTGTTCTGCCAACTTATTTGCTTCAGTTACAGATTTTCCTTTTAATTGATATTCATTAACAAGTCCGTAGTAGTAGTCACGATATAAACTATCTGGCTGAGTCTCTACATATTGTGGCGTACCAAGAATCGAGAAAAACTGTGTGCGGAACTTACGCAAGTAAATACTTCTGGCTCCAGCCTCAATAGACTTATCTGTTGGCTTAGGGCCTTTGCCCATATCGTACAGAATCCATTGACGGTTACTCTCTGAAATTTTAGAGTCAACATACATCTTGTTTGTCTCATCTGCGCTTAAACCAATAACTAAGTTACGCGCCCAGGCTGGAGTAAAAGTGTTACCAAGTTGCTTAATAGTATCTGGTTCAACTCCATATGGGAACAACTCATCATAGGAATATCCAGGAATGTTACCAAATGTTGAATCAATCATTTTCTTGATTTCATCTTCTGTGTTTGGCTTAGTTGCATAAACCTTGCTAAGCGCAATAGGTACCATCCAGGAAGCGCCTGGGAAGTTGGCTACGTAGTTTGTAGCACGAGAGTTAATAATAACACCCTTACCATCATTGAGTCCCATTTGTTTTGTTCCAGGAACAAGAAGGTACTTAGCCTTCATTGGGTCATCAACTGGGTTACCGTTTTCGTCTACACCAAATGAGTTGTAGAGTCCGTAGTAACTGTTTAGGAAGCCACCAAAACGTGGGGTCTTCTTAACAGCAAATCGGCTATAGCGATAGATACCAGAAGCAGCAGCATTAGGAAACGTTGCAAGTCCACGAGCAAGGTAAAGGGCACGATGCTGACGTGGAATTGTGTAAAATACTTTTGCCACTTCATCAACCAATTGAATTGCTGCAGCGTGATGAATTGTGTTAAGTGTAGATACGTCAATTGTCTGTCCTTGAGCAATTAAGCGCTCGGCTCTTTCAGCAACAATTGCATTATGGCGTGTTGTACCCCATACTTCGCGGATAGCATTTTCTGGCTTCATTAAGAATCTCCAGGACTTTGCTAACGCTGCATCAATGGCTGCGCCAGTATTACCCCTAAGGCTTGCATTTGAATATTCAATATCAAGTGGATGAATAGGAGACATCTGGTCTAAAGAATCTGACAATTCACGGCGTAAGGCGGATGGGGTTACTTCTCCCTTAAGCGCAAGTTGACGTGCCTCATATGTAGGTAGATACTTTCGAACAAATACAATTCCTTCATCAACTACTCTGATTGCTTCGTCTTGGGTTTTACCCATTTGACGAATATAAAACTTGCCTTGTCCTGTAGTTGTCCATTGTAGTAATTGCTCACGAGATTGTCCAGAAAGAATTCTGTCAACAAGCAAGTCACCACGCATTTGAGTATTAACAACAAACGCTAATTCATCAAAGTATGTTGGGTCACCAACGTTAGTTATGCTCTTTGGAGAGCGAGCACTGATGCTAATTGTTCTAGCGACTGATGCCTTGTTACCCAAAAATTCAAGTGTGCGTGTACTGTTGTTGGAAATTTCAGATAAATAACCTTCACCAAAATTATCACGGTTTGCAATAGAGGGAAATTCTATTGTCTGACCATTTGATAATTGAGCGGTCTGTGTCTTTGCAAGGAATGGTTCCTTTAAGTAGCGAGCCTCTGAAACCTCAAATAGGTCAGCCTGACGTGCTCCAGCAGGGCCAAGTTTTTCAATTACCTGTCCAATTTCATCATATGCTCTAGCAATCTCTGCAGTAAGAACATTCACTTCAGGTGCCATAGTATTAATATCTTCAACAGCACGAGCAAGGGTCATTTCTGCTGCTGCTATATCTCCAGCAAAGCGTGGGTCTTTTGCATCTTTAAGATACTGAATTCTACGACGCAAATTGTAAATTGATGGAACCGATATTGGTTGACCATATTCAGTAGCATAAACATTAAGTCTAGCCTCAATTGCAGCAACGTCGTTTTCTGCATCCTTAAGACGCATCTTAATTTCATCTGCCCAATCACGCTTTGCTGCTGGAGAAATATTCCTACCAACACCAAAAAATTCTTCGTAAGTTGCATATGCCATATCACGATTAAGAATGGCTTGATTGTACTGGTCAGAAAGAGCCTTGACTTCTTTTTGAATTTCTCTTTTGGCTCCAGGAAGAAGTGTTTTTGATTTTTCTACATTCCGAGCAATGATATTTCTACCCTTTTGAATGCTGCTCCATATTGCAGTAGTAAACATTGGTCTTGCAAATGTCATACCTTCTGCAAGAGTTGCTGCTAGGAGGGGTTCAAAAACAGAGTTCTTTGGGATGTACGAAAAACGATATAGTTGAGCAACAGAAAATATTCTGCTTGAACCCTCAAATAGTGTACGTGCTGCGGTAGCAGTTGATTGTTTTACTGCTGTCGCCCCACCAAGAACTGGGCTTTTTGTTGAACGTGAAAGACGCAAAATCATACGGTCAAACTCACCTAGTGGAAGCATAGGCATAGAGTTTGCTAACTGACGCTGTGTGCGTGGGTCAACGACTACACGTACACCCTGTGGGTCCATAGCAAATCCATCTCTGCGTAGACCAGAATGAACCTGATAAATTTCTGACATCAGTTCATCAACCATACCATCAATTTTATTAACATCATAGTATCCACGTGAGAAAGCAAGCGTACGGGCAATCTCTTTGTTTACGGCATCAATAACAATGGCTCGTTCACCATCTGTTTTGGCTGCAACAAAACGGTCAATAACTTGACGGCGATAAACAGCCGCTGGTACCAACTCGCGTGTGTGAGTTTCAATAATTCTTGAGCCATCTCTGAATAAAGGAATATCATCAAAGACTGCCATTAATTCATCTATGCCATTCATTGGACGTAGACCAGAGTTAGTAACAATTCCCTTTGGCATATATGTGCCGAATTGACGCATTAAAACAGTAACTGGACCCTTCATACCGCCACCAAGAACTGTCTCTGCTACGCCACCAAGGCCAACAAAGTTACGCTCCATAGCAGCAGTTTTAATTTGTCCAGCACGTGAACGCACTGCTCCTACAATTGGACGACCAATAATTGGTTCTATTGGCTTATAGTTTTTACCAAGAGCAAGTACCTCTGTGTTAAGAAGTCCAGTAGATTCGTCAAGTTCCTGTCTTAAGAAAGCATCATATATTTCTTGATGCTTAGGATTCTTTGCAATAGCATCATCAAAGGCTGCGGTCCAACGAGCACGTTGGGCTGCCGTATATTGTGGTAATGCACCGTCTGTAATATATTTGCCGCGAGTTACTGCTGTAGCGTCACCAAGTATCCAAAGGTCATCAGACATTCTTAGCGCTGCTAAACGCTCAATTGCAGGGCCATAACCTTTATCTGCAAGCAAAAGGTCTCTAACAACTGCTGGGTCTTTTGTTGTTTTAATAAGGCCTGGAAGAGCAGGATTATAACTATGCCTCTTTACAATACGAACAATATCAACAATATTATCAGATGCTGCAAGGTCCATAACATCCTGACCAATTACAGTTCTAGTTCCAGAAGTTCCACCACTATTAACAAAATCAATATGGTCGGTCATATCTTTTTCAAAGAAAGGCATTGCTTCGGCATCGGTAGCCTTAAACTTTGTAGCCATACCAGCACGTATTGCACCAGCCTTGGCAACTGTACCAGCACCAACAAAGGCAGCATTAATTGCTACGTTTTTAATAATAAAATCGTTTGTTCCGCTGATGAATTCACCTAGTGTATTATCAACAAAATTTTCTTGAATACTTTCATCATCCCAAAGATTTACTTCTGACATATCCATACCGTTAGCAGTAAGAATTGCAGATTCAGCAACACCAAGAATGCCTGGAGATTTAATGATTGATTGACCAAGAGATACATAAGCGCTTCGGTTCCAAGCATCACGAATGTCGCTTAGTTGCACTCCTTTGCCATATTTTTCATCATTGTATAATGGGCTATATGGGTCTGAAAGTAAATTTGCTGTAGATATTGTACGAGCAAGTGGTGAGAATACATACTTCTCAGCCTTTTCTGCTACTTTAAGAATAGGGTCAAATGCTACAAGGCTTTCTGTAACAAACTTATCTTGCTGTTCTTGAGCAAACTGACCAATCTTTGATTCTTGAATTCCAATACCAGCGCGTGCTACATCTTCTGGAGAATATCCTGCTTTCCAGGCAGCATTTTCAAGACCTTTAACTGTAGGTTCAACAAAAAGTTGATTTACAAGCGTTCCAGGTATAGCAGGAATAGATTTTACGAAACCTACAACTGAATCGCCAATCCAGTTGCGTCCACTTTCGCGCTGTTTAAATGTATCAAGAAATCCATCCCAAAATGACATTACTTCACCGCCAATGGATTGAAGTCACGACCTCCGCCGCCTTTAACATCCTGATTTGTAAGAGTCATAATAAATACATCCCTATCCTCAGGTGATTCCCACTTGACCATTGCCAAAGGAATTGCTATTGCAAAATGTTCATAACCTAGAGAGTTTGCAAACTTATCTAGATGGTCAAAAAATCCATTTTCCAACCACTTCATTAAAGTATCTGTTCTCTCAGATAGTTAACAAATCGCTTGTATGAATCTGGTGCGTTAGGAATACGTGTTGCATTAATCAAGTCAGGAAGATAGCGCTTGATAAGGTCAATATTTTCATCTTGATTCATAGGAGATGAGATACGTGAAGGCAAAGCCTCTGAGCCACGACCTGCGCCGAAGTCAACACCATCTGAAATGGGACGACCATCAGGCTGTAATTCATCTAGCGCAGTAACACCACCACTCATACCTGGCATTGCTGCTGCAGATGGTGGGCGTACTGGAGATGGGGCTGCTGCCATAGGTGCTGAAGCCTGTTGTTCTGCAAGTGCTTGGTTCTGACCATAGGCAAAACCCGTGTAGTCACGACCAGATTGTCCATTACCGCCAGTTGCTGAAACATTAGCAGGGTTATTCTGTGGTGCAGTTGGGCGCATTCCGCCTCTATTTTCTGCCATCGCTTCCTCCTACTTAATATGTTTGAATTGTGTCTTGGATATGTATGGTGCAGCAGTAAATGCTGTAAGTTTGGCTGCAATCTCCATCGCTTCGAAGGCATCAACCCCAGCGTGAAGTGCGCCAAGTGCATAAGATGCACCTGAACCTACAGCATAAATATTATTTTTAGTTTTATTTACGCATAGTTCGTGGTCAATATCAAAAAGTTCACCACATACTGACATTAAAAACTGAAATCTTAATTCACTTTTAGACTCATCAAAGTTGTAACCATTACTACTCAGGCATTTGCGTAAAGAAGGCATAGCCTTTGTAATCATAAAGTGGTAAATATCTTTGCGGTCTTTAGTAGTTACTGTAGGTGGTTCCCAGATATGTTGTGCTACATCGCAAGGAAGTACTTCGCCAGAACCAGCAATTAAAAAAGAACCACGTTCTGCAATCTTCTGGACTTCTGGATGGCTATAAATAAAACCTGAGTCATCTGTTGTCTGGCTATCGGCAACAATAAGTGAATGACTATCGTACTCAATTCCGATTATTGTTGTCATAGTCCCCTACTTAATTATCTGCGGTTAATAGTTCGAACGCTTGCTGATGCTTCTCCCTGGCCTGAAAGGCTAGAAAGCAAGTTCATAATACTTGGTGGTGCTTGTTCTGGAGGAGTCATTTCTGGTCCCATAGCACCTTCTGGTGAAGGAGCGCCTCCTGCTGGAACGCCTTCGGGAGCAGGGGACGGTTGCTCAACCATTTGTGGTGCCCCAGCAGGAGGAACTTGAGGCTTCGGTGCGAAGATTTCTTCAATCGCATCTTCAAGTGCCTGTCCCTTTTGGCGAGCCTTGATTACCGAAGCAATCTTGTTTATCATCTCTGATGGGTCTTGTCCCTGCGCGGCCATCATAGGTGTCTGCTGAGCCATTGCTGTTAGTCCACTGAGCAATGCTGTACGCATATTCTCAACTTCAATTTTTTCAAGTTCTTGAGTAACGTTGACTGTAAATGGAAGTTCACGCATAGCCATATCTTTGGAGATAAGACCGCCACCTAATGCTTGAAGCATAAAGATAAGACCTTGTGCAGGATTTAAACCAGCAAGCATTCCATAACGAACATCTGCTGAATAGTCTTGCTTAATATCTTTCTTTGGAAGATAGGTGACTTCGTAAGGTGAACCTGAATCTACGCCACGAATTGTCTTCTCTTGTGGGTAAAGAACTTCATCAACTTCAAAACAAATACTGATTACATCACGTAGTGCTGAAGCAAAGATTGCTTGTGCTGACTTGACCTGTGTATCGAATGCGCCCATAAGCGCCTGTACACCTTGTCCAGTAACGATAGATGCATCAATGTTACCTGTACGTCCTTCAGGGTAACGTGCACCAACGCGGAGTTCTTGATTAAGGAGTGCAGATTCTGTGAACGCACCTTGTGGAAGTGTCAATTCCACGCGACGAACACCTGCTGGGTTAGATGTACGGATAACCGCGTCTCCACCCAATTGCAGTTCTTGAACATCCTGTGGTAAAACAATCGGAGCCTGTACAGATTTCTCTGCGGCCTCCATAGCAAGCAAAGCAAATCGGTTGCGTAGTAGTTGAATTCCTAGGATGTCGTCAAACTGACCACGTAGTTCGCCATCAATAGACGGCTTACGTGCGACGACCACCATCATCTTGCCCAACAAATTCTTTACTCGTGAGAGAACTAGATTCTGTTTGGTTGGGATATAGATAGTTGACTGGTCTTTGTCATAGTAACGAATCATCTCTATCTGAGCATTCAGGTCCTGCTTGTAGTCATAACCACCAAGCAACTGATATTCATACTCAGGGAACTGTGTGATGAGTTCGCCCAGTGTCATTGTATAGCGTTTTGCGAAAGCAACACAGCGTCCATAGCGGTCAAATTCTGGGTAAGCCCCAATTGGATTTTCTATGCGGATGCGTGGCAACTTCGCTTCCTCGTCCAATTCAATAAAGAATGGGAGGAAACCGTAGGTAATATACCAATCAGCACCTGAGTACATCTGTACTGCTAGGTCTGAATGTGCAAAATAGTTTGATGCGATACGTGTACGCTTATCAGCAAAACTACGTGCACGGTCATTTGTTGCATTTGCTGCAGAGCAGTTTACTGCTGGCAGCGGAGCCATAACCTCAGAAAGGTCACGGGCAACAATGTCAATAAAGTTGGCAACTACGTTAGCATCCACACCATCTGGAAAAAAGTCAGGATAAACTTCTGCAATCTTACCCTTACGTACTGCGAGCACGTCAAGATTGCGGGCATCACGTTCTGAGTTGCGGTAGCGCAAAGCATCAACTCGCGCTGCAATCTGTTCAATTGATAATGCCATTGTTATCCTAATCTTTTAAGTGTTTTTAAATATCGTGGCCGTAGGTTTTATATGTATTTACTACTGTCTGACCTTTAACATCGTATTCCTTGCGAATATAAGGATACTTTTTTTCAAGTGCAGCAACATCTAATTTTGCTTGTAATTTATGAAGTGCACGTATACGATTATCTGCAGGTTGCCCAGCAACTTCTTTTGCGTAAACATAATCATCTGGTATCAAATTTTTGTGTGGCTTTGTAGGAACTCGTGAACCACCTGAATTATTTACTTTGGCTGGTTTCTTTTTTTCTGGCATAATTGCTTCCTATCCGTATTGTTCTGCCCATTGTGAGGCGAACTCTTCATCTAAATTGATTGAGCCACGCTGGGACATTTGTGCTCTTGTTGCCCAGCGGTTTGATTGGTACTGTCCGACTCTGGTGCTCTGTTGCATTAATTCGCGGATGCGGATAATTGCAAACCAAAGTGCCATTACGCAGTCGGTTGGGTTCTTTGTGTCTGGCTTCCAGGTAATAAGTTCCTGGATAAGGGTCTTTACTCCCTCGGAGCCTTCGTTGCTTGGCAACTCAATCAAGTTATTATCTTGAAAGCGCCCTTCTCTGACAGAGCCAAAGAGGCTTGCCATAGATGCCACACCAAAAGATGTGTCCCACTTGTTCTTACCAGTGAAGTGTGAGTTCAAC